CCCGTGATGCCCTGAAACAGCTTGACCAGGCTGGCGCGAAGCTCGACGGGTTCCGCGCCCTGCAACAGTCCGTAAAACAGACCGGTGCCGATCTGGCGCAGGCCCGCCTGCGCGCCCAGATGATGACCCGCGAAATGGCGGGGATGGAAAACCCGACGAAGAAACAGACCAAAGCCCTGGAAGACCAGTGGCGGGCCGTGTCACGCCTGGAGAAAAAACAGCAGGAAGAAACTGCGCAGCTAAGTCGGGTCCGGGCGGAGCTGTACCGGCTTGGCATTTCAGCCAAAGACGGCACCGGTGCCACAGAAAAAATCCGCCGGGAAACGGCCCGCTATAACGATGAACTTCGGGAACAGGAAGCAAGGCTGAAGCGCGTCGGGGAACAACAGCGCCGCGCAGCTGCTGCGCGCGCGCAGTACACCCGCTCGCTGGAAATCCGTGACCGGGTGGCCGGAGCCGGTGCCGCTATGACGGCGGCGGGCGTGGGAATGTCCGCGCCGGTGCTGTCCGCCGTGAAAAGTTATTCCAGCCTGGAAGATGCCATGAAGGGTGTCGCCAAGCAGGTTAACGGCCTGCGCGATGACAGCGGCAACCGCACCGCACAGTTTTATGAAATGCAGGCGGCCATCAAGCAGGCGAGTGAGCAGTTACCCATGGCAAACGGTGCGATTGACTACGCCGCCCTGGTGGAAGGTGGCGCGCGCATGGGGATCGGGGGCGATGCCAAAACATGGGAGGAACAGAAAGCGGATTTGCTGAGGTTTGCGGCGGTGTCCGCCAAAGCGGCTACGGCTTTTGAACTGCCCGCCGATACCCTGGCGGAAGACCTGGGGAAAATCGCCCAGCTCTACAAGGTTCCAACAAAGAATATCGAGCAGTTAGGCGATGCGCTTAACTACCTGGACGATAACGCCATGTCCAAGGGTGCCGATATCATTGATGTGATGAAGCGTATGGGCGACACCGCCAACCGGCTGGACTACAAAAAAGCCGCTGCGCTGGGTTCCACCTTCCTGTCGCTGGGTTCGGCACCGGAAGTGGCCGCCAGTGCCGCCAAAGCCATGGTGCGTGAACTGTCCATCGCTTCCATCCAGAGCGACCGCTATCAGGAAGGTCTTAAGCGGCTGAATCTCGATCCGTTCGAACTGCAAAAGGCCATGGTGACCGATTCCATGGGCACGATTATGCGTGTGCTGGACCAGGTCAACAAACTGAAGCCGGAAGACCAGACGCCACTGTTAACCATGCTGTTTGGTAAGGAGTTTGGAGACGATGCGACCAAACTCGCCAACAACCTGCCGGAACTGCGCCGCCAGCTTGCACTGACGCAGGGCCAGGGCGCGCAGGGTTCTATGCAGAAAGAATCCGACATCAACAAGGATTCACTGTCCGCACAGTGGATGCTGGTAAAAACCGGGGCGGCCAATGCCATGAGCAGTCTGGGCGAAACGCTGCGCGGTCCGCTGCTGGAAATCATGGGGTACATCAAAAAGGTTACCGGCGGTATCAGAAGCTGGGTGGAGAACAACCCGAAGCTGGCTGGCACAATCATGAAAGTAGTGGCGGCGGTGGCTGCCATCACTACGGTGCTGGGTGCGCTGGGCCTGGCTGCTGCGGCCATTCTTGGGCCGCTGGCGATCATGCGGTTTGGGTTCAGTTTCCTGAGCGGCGGCGCGCTTTCCAGCCTGCTTCCAGGCTTCGGAGGACTGGCGGCCATTATTACCCGTCTGGCTCCGGGGCTGGCCGGTGCCGGTGGCGGGATCCAAGCATTTCTGGCAAGCCTTCAGAATACCGATGCGGCATCCGTAATAGAGCGCATCCGGGCGGCGCTGTCCGGGTTCGGCGAAGACGACGAGGAAGGCGGCATACTGGATGCGCTGCGCAACGGGGTGCTCAACCATCTGAAAGAGCAGGCAGAGAACGCAGGCGGCGCGCTGGTTTCCGCGTTCCGTAACCCTGTCGCAACGCTGTCTACCCTGCGGGGTCATGTGGCCGGGCTGGCAACGGCAGGTTTCGGGGCGCTCGGTACGGCGCTAAGCCGCTTCGGTAATATTCTGCTGGCGCTTGTCACCTCCCCGCTGGCGCTTCTGCGTACGGCATTAATGGCAACCGGCGGATTGCTGGGTGCGCTGCTAAGTCCCGTGGGTCTGGTCATTATGGCGCTGTCTGCCGTCGCGCTGGTTGTCTGGAAATACTGGCAGCCCATCACGGCATTTTTATCTGGGATGGTGGAAGGCTTTCAGGCGGCAGCCGGGCCAGTTAAGGAAGCATTCGAGCCGATGCGCCCGGTGTTTACATGGATTGCGGATAAGGTGTCAGCTCTTTGGAAAGGATTCATGGATCTGTTGGCCCCGGTGAAATCTTCGGCTGAAGAACTGAACCATGCGGCGGAAATGGGTAAGCGCTTCGGTCAGATGCTTGCTGACGGGCTTGCTATGGTGATGAGTCCGCTGGAGTCGCTCAAGTCCGGCGTGTCCTGGTTGCTTGAAAAGCTTGGGGTAGTAAACAAAGAGTCAAAGAAGCTGCCCGATGCAAAAGCTGTCACCGGAAACAGTTATACCGCCTATGGGACAACTGCTGCGAGCGGTTACGGCGGCGGCTACAACCTGCCTATGTACGATTCTGGCGGCTTCCTCCCCGCCGGTAAAATGGGCATCGTCGGCGAGAATGGCCCGGAGCTGATTAACGGGCCAGTCAATATCATGAGCCGTCGGCGTACTGCAGCGCTGGCTGCCGCTACCGCGATGGCGTTCGGCAGCCTGTCACAGCCAGTTGCCGCGAAACCCCTTCATCCGCTAAGCCTGCCAGTTGCGGAATATCTTCAGCCGTCAGCCGGATTGCGCGGCGGTGATGTGTCTGTTTCATCCGGTCCGGTGAAATATGAAATCAACATTCACCAGGCATCGGGCCAGAGCGCGCAAGACGTGGTGTCGGAGGTTATGCGCCAGCTCGACGCCAGAGAACGCCAGCGCGCCGCTGGACGCCGCAGTAGCTTCAGTGACAGAGGGGATTTTTAACCATGATGATGACTCTGGGCCTGTTTGTTTTCATGCTCAAAACAGTGCCATTCCAGCAGTTGCAGCTACAACAGCAGTGGAGACACGCAAGCAACAACCGCGTGGGCCTGCGCCCGTCCCTTCAGTTTCTGGGGCCGGACAGCGATGTGATAACTCTGTCCGGGGTGCTGATGCCAGCCATCACCGGCGGGCGATTGTCCATGCAGATGCTGGAACTGATGGCTGAAACCGGCAAGGGCTGGCCGCTGCTGAAAGGCAACGGGACCATTTACGGCATGTTTGTGATCGAGAATATCGGGCGAACAGAAAGCGAGTTTTTTAGTGACGGTTCACCGAGAAAAATTGAATTTACCGTGACGCTGAAGCGTATGGATGAGTCGCTCAGTCAGATGCTGGGCGACCTGTCCGGACAACTGGCCCAGCTTAAGGACAACGCGGTCAGCGGTATGGGGGATTTGCTGTCATGACAGATACGACCATGTTTGCCGGTAGTGAATGTGTTCCGGCTTACCGGGTGATGATGAAGGACCGGGATATCACGCAGAACCTAGCGCCCCGGCTTATTGCCCTGACACACACCGATAACCGTGGCTTTGAGGCTGACCGACTCGATCTGGAACTGGACGACGCGGACGGTCTGCTGGAGCTGCCGCGCCGGGGTGCGGTGCTTTCGCTCGCGCTGGGCTGGAAGGGAAAGCCGCTAATCGTCAAAGGGGATTTTACCGTTGATGAGATTGAGCATTACGGAACGCCGGATCGCATTACGGTGCGGGCGCGTAGCGCGGATTTTCGCGCCACGCTGAACACCCGCCGGGAGAAGTCTTGGCATAAAACCACCGTGGGGAAAGTTTGTGAAGAAATTGCCGCCCGGCATAAGCTGGAAACGGCCATCGGTGCGGACATGGCGGCGCAGGATGTGGACCACATCGACCAGACCAATGAATCAGACGGGTCATTTCTGATGCGGCTGGCCAGACAGTATGGCGCGATTGCATCCGTTAAATCTGGCAGGCTGTTGTTCATCCGGCAGGGCCAGGGGAAAACCGCCAGTGGTAAGGCGCTGCCGGTAGCCACCATAACCCGCAAATCAGGCGATCAACACCGGTTCAGTTTAGTAGACCGCGAAGCCTACACTGGCGTGATCGCTTCCTGGCTGAATACCCGCGAGCCGGTAAAGAAAGACCCGGCAAAAGTGAAGCGCAGGCGTCGGAAGGCCAGCGCATCCAAAACCAAAACCCCGGAAGCCAAACAGGGTGATTATCTCATCGGTACGGATGAAAACGTTCTGGTCCTGAGTCGCACCTATGCCAACCGGCGCAACGCTGAGCGCGCCGCAAAGGCCGCATGGGAACGGCTTCAGCGTGGTGTGGCATCGTTTTCTATCGGGCTGGCGCTGGGGAGAGAAGATTTATTCCCGGAACTGCCGGTCAAGGTAAGCGGGTTCAAACAGCAGATTGATGAGGCGGACTGGATTATCACTACTGTAACCAACTCCATAAACGATAACGGTTTTACGACATCGCTGGAACTGGAAGTGAAAATTTCAGATACAGACATGAATTAAATCATTTTGAAAATGCAAGTTACAAGTTATCATATTTAAACTTTTCGAGATGGAGAAACCTGAAAATGATGAATTGCCCTCTCTGTGGAAATGCAGCGCATACGCGGAGTAGTTATCAGGTCTCGTCGAACACAAAAGAACGCTATAACCAGTGTCAGAATATTGAATGTGGTCATACATTCATTACACATGAAACCTTTGTTCGATCTATTTCCACACCGCAACGAGTTAACCCGGCCCCGCCCCATCCTCAGTTCAATGGACAAAGCCATTTAGTTTTCTAATCAAGCCCGCGTAAAGCGGGTTTTTTTATGTCCACGAATGTCCACTGTCCATCGCTTCGGTGGGCAATTTATGGACAAAGCACAAAAAACAAGGGGCTGGCATAATGCCAACCCCTTGTATCTACACTACTTTCACGGATGTCGCGAAAGCGTTTCTTAGTTCAGGCGCTCTTTAATACGAGCAGCTTTACCAGTACGCTCACGCAGGTAGTACAGTTTAGCTTTACGAACGGCACCACGACGTTTAACAGCAATGCTGTCAACTACCGGTGAGTGAGTCTGGAATACACGCTCAACACCTTCGCCGTTGGAGATTTTACGAACAGTGAATGCAGAGTGCAGACCGCGGTTACGGATAGCGATAACCACGCCCTCAAATGCCTGCAGACGTTTTTTGGAACCTTCAACAACCCATACTTTCACTTCCACGGTATCACCCGGACGGAAGGAAGGTA